GGAGAGATTAAGACCGAAACAATAGACTTCATCACGCGACTTCCAGCTACCACCTCCGCGCCTAGGTTTCCAAGCTGCCTCGTTAAAGGCCGCAATCAACCCTCTGTCCCTAGCGCGGAGCCTCTTAGTATCCTTATCGACCCAACGGAGATGGTAACCGTCAGGCATGTGTCCCCAGTCTCCTGGGAGATTGGGGAGAGGTCTTTCAACCTCGGCGAGATATCTCAACTCTCTGCTCCACATACCGGCTTCCAAGATCACCTCCGGCTCGACTTGAATACCTAACCCACGTGTGAGGGATCGACAAGACTTTGAAATCCAACCGCTATTTTCCCGAAGGAAAACAACTCGCGCTCTTGCTCGCAAATTGGATCCGTATCCGACGACGAAAGAATGGAAACGCCCTCGCAGGGATGCGATGGAGTCTTCTTCCCCTAAGCCGAACAAAGGCTTCGACCTCAAAAAAGGCACTACTCTGCACCGTTTCCGGCACGCCTTAAATAAGGTAGAATTCAGGCTGAAGTAACGAGCATCAACCATAGTCTTTCCTTCACTCAACGTGAGTCCCGAAGCGGACACTCCCTTCTTCCATCTCTCAATAACTTCCGGTTTCGCACGGAATACTATGTCATCACCGTTGATTCTTACAGGGATGTTGTGATCCATGGTCAACCAACGAAAGGTGATATAATTTGTCAAACATAGGAGAGGAAATGATAGAAGATTGCCCATCATTTGGCCGGATTGTTGCTGTTTACGCGCGATGAGGTTACCATCCCGATCGTAGACAGCGAGTAAAAGGGAAAAAGACTGCATTGCCTGAACAATCAATCCTTTTGGAACATTGCGTGCATTTTGCAACACACACCGGAGAATTTCCTTTTGCACTTCTTGGTTGAGATTATCTGTTGCTGACTCGTAGTCGCCAGAACAAAAAAGCTCGCCCGCAGTAGTGTCAAAACCCTTAAACGCAGAAGGTTTAGCGTCTCCACGCAACAACCAACTGTACCGGCTCATGTAGTCGTACATACACTTATGCAGCGGTCTTAGATAGTTCATCTTCACAGGAGGTATAGAAAGAGCTCTGAACTTCCCAGATGAAGGCACTACCACTAATCGGCTCTCATCGTCTGATTTCAATTGGCTGGTTTGGGCTGCTAAGACAACCTCAATGAAATTTTGACGAGCAGAAAAATCCCCGAAGGAAAGATTCCGAATGAACCAATCACGACTACATCCATCGACCCCGTTTAGCTCAGAATAGCTCTTAGTGGGCACTACAGAAGCAATGCCTTTCTGAACATAATCACGGTCCCAACCCACTGGCATGAGCTGGTTGACTTCACCCCTTAGGAACTCAAGAAACCTCTCGTCAGGGAGAGGGGAAGGTCTCGCAACCTTTTCTAAAAGAGCCAAGGGGCATGGTCTGTCGGATGGAATAATTTTTCGGAAGAGGAAAAGGGACATAGCGATGCCCCGCCGAGAATCGGCGGAGCAACGCTGTAATGCTACATCCCAAATGTGGCTACGACGCTCAAGGAGTGCAGAACAAAACTCCTTAAACGAAGACCTACCAGACAACGAGTCAGGAAATGATAGTGAAACTCCGTGCAGTTTCTCAATCAGGCCCACGAAGACTTTAAAACGTCGTCTGGTCAAGCAAGTAGACGCCCAAAACGCTTGCGATTTACATGAGGTCACCATCAGAGGCTATCCACGCGAATAGTCCCAG